CCCATGGAAGCGTTGGAAGTTATAACGCATTGCCTACGGTCGGTCATCATCGCCGCGCCCGGCCATCGCCTCATTGCTTCGGACTACAGCGCTATACAAGCGGTCGTGACCGCAGCCCTTGCCGGCGAGCGTTGGGTTCTCGACGTGTTCCACAACAACGAATCACTCTACCTCGTGACGGCGGCCATGCTAACCGGCCAGTCGGTACAGTTCTATGTTGATTACAGGAAGCAAACGGGCAAGCATCACGACGACCGACAGTTATACGGCAAGGTGCCCACGCTCGCTAACGGCTTCGGTGCTTGGATTGGAGGTTGGCGCAAGCTCGATAAGGAAGGCATTCTCGACGACAAGACCGACGACGAGATTAAGAAGCTCATTCTCGCCATGCGAGCCAAGACCCCCGCGACCGTCGAACTATGGGGCGGCCAGACTCGTAACAAGTTCGGTCGAGACCTCTACGGCCGCCGAGCCCCCGAGACCCAACAACGCTTCGGCCTCGAAGGCGCGGCCATCGACGCCGTGTTGAACCCCGGCGTGTGTTTCACCAACCGCGAAGGGCCGCTCGGGGTTCGCTTCCAAGTTCACAACGACGTGCTGTACTGCAAGCCGCCGGGCGACTACGCGCCGTTGGTGTACCACGAGCCGCGCCTCGAACGAGCCCGCAAAGAGTACGCGCGAGCGTGGGAACTCGACCTAAGTTATGTTGGCTGGAATTCCAACCAAACGAAGGGCAAGGGCGGTTGGGTCCGCATGGACCTTTACGGCGGCGTGCTCACTCAAAACTCGGTAGCCAACGTCGCCCGGCAACCGCAAGCCAACGCGCTCGTGCGCCTCGAACGTACCGGCATCTACAAGCCCGTCATGCATACACACGACGAAATTGTGACGGAGGTCAAAGACGGCGAGGGCAACAAGGAAGAATATCTAGGCATCGTAAATATGCTCGATGACTGGATGGTAGACGACTGGGGCCGCCGCTGGCCGATCAAAGCCCCCGACGCGGACGAGACGCACCGATATGGTAAATGGGAATAACTCCGAGGGCGTGACAACGCCGGCCCCAATTAGCGACGCTGACAGCCGCGCGCGGCTCGTCGAGGAACGCAAGAACCGGCTACCCTGCACCTTGGTCTGTGACGACGGCTTGCACGCCGGTAAAGTCTTCGGCGTGAATTGCGTCGGCCCTTGGGCTTGCATCGAGGCCGGCGGCTGTTTCTGGCGCCGCTGGCATCAGCTACCCGCCGACAAGCACCGCAAGAACTGTGACGTAGGTCTCGACGACTGACCGAGGCGTCAGTATACTAGGCTCACGGTCAAGCGACCGGCCACTAACGGTTAACGGAGCTAGCACACATGACACGCGTATGGTCCACCTACCAGAACGGTTGCTTTGATTTCATCGAGAACGGCACGGGCAACGCGATTGTCGAGGCCGTCGCCGGCTCCGGTAAATCGACGACCGGCGAGGAAATGGTTCGCCGCATTCCCAACGGCTCGCATATCTACCTCGCCTTCAACAAGGCCATTGCCGACGAAATGAAGTCGCGCGGCGTCAACGGCCGCACCTTCCACTCGCTGACCTTCTCGCCCGCCACCCGCTTCAAAGGCGTCAACAACGTCGATTCCAACAAGCTGCGCACGATCATATACGGCGCGGTAGAGGCTTCGGAGTTAGTCGGCCCCGACACCAAGTCGATTTACAGCCAATACTCCGACGGCTCTTGGTACATGACGACGCACACGGGTGAGAAGGTCACGCCGCCGATTCCGGTCATGTCGCGGTACGACTCGCAAATGTACAGCAACTTCATTGTGCGGCTCGTCGGTCTTGCCCGCAACGCCGGTATCGGTTGCCTGTGTCAGAACATCCCGCAAGTGTGGCAAGGGTTGGTCGAGTATCACGACCTCGAACTCGACAACGAGGCCGCCACCATCGAGCGCGGTATCGAGCTTGCCATGACGCTGTTGGAGTGGTCGAACCGCTCGTCGTTGCTCGACTTCGACGACCTCCTGTACTTCGCGGTGAAAGACAACATCAGCTTGCCCAAGTTCGACTACGTGTTCGTAGACGAGGCGCAGGACACGAACGCGATTCAACGCGCGATCTTGCGCAAGATCATGAAGCCTAACACCCGGCTCGTAGCCGTGGGCGACCCGGCGCAAGCTATCTACGGCTTTCGCGGTGCCGACTCGAACTCTATGAACCTGATTGCTAGCGAGTTCGGTTGCGTGCAACTCCCGCTTACCGTGACCTACCGTTGCCCGACCTCGGTTGTTACCTTCGCCAAGCAATGGGTTTCCCACATCGAGGCCGCGCCGAACGCCGCCGAGGGTGTCGTTCGCAACGTTGACCAAGATTGGAAGCACGAAGACTTCCTCGGCACCGACCTTGTTGTGTGCCGCACCTCGCGCCCGCTGGTAGCGTTGGCCTATCAGTTCTTGCGCGCTCGCATCCCGGCCCGCGTCATGGGGAAGGATATCGGCGAAGGGCTCAAGGCGCTCGTCAAGAAAATGAACGCCAAGGGCATCGACGCGCTACTCGACAAGCTCGAAGACTACACGCAACGCGAAGTTGAGAAGGCGCTCGCGCGCGGGTCCGAGGCCAGGGCCGAGGCGATTCGCGACAAGACCGACTCCGTGTTGTGTCTCATCGAAGGGTTGGAGGAAACCAACCGCACCGTGCCGGCGCTGATTGCGACCATCGACGACTTGTTCAACGACCGGCGCTCGGGTGTCACGCTCGCCACGATCCACAAGAGCAAGGGGCTTGAAGCCGGCCGCGTTTGGTGGCTCAATGCCTCGGCGTGCCCGGCCTCGTGGGCGCGGCAGAAATGGCAGAAACAGCAAGAGCGCAACCTTTGCTACGTCGCGGCCACGCGCGCGAAGTCGGAACTCGTGATGTTCGAGGAACGCGTACGGGTCAAGATCGGAAAGGCCGCCGAGCCCGCCGAGGCGCTCGCGTAATGCCCTACACGGGTCCTACGGAAGCCCGCCGCGCCGCAAGCCGGCGGGACTACGCCAAGAACCGGGCGAAGCGGTGCGCCGCTGTAAAGGCTCGGTATCGCGAACGGCTAGGGGGTATGACGAAGCGGGAAGCGAAAGCGGCCAAGACCGCAACGCTTAAGTCAAACTGACGTGGGTCAGGACCCGCCGCACTATGTACGGTGCCCAATATTCGAGCTTGCCCGGTGTGAAGATATCCGCGTGCCCCGAGACGGCCGGCAAGTCTTCGGTGCCGCGTAGCGTCGCGAGCCCCTTCGACTTCTTGCCGCAGTCGATATTGACGATGCTCGGGTCGGTGCCCAAGTAACCGGCGTGCCCCATGTCGCCCCATACCGGGTCGGCCAGTCCAAGGCGCGCGGCGGCCACGGCGGCGACGGTCGCGGTGTCACCCTCGTTGTAATACACATCAACCCACGACGGCGCCACGAGCTTTATATCGCGTCTGAGGGCGGCATTGATGAGCACGGCCCCGGCGAGTCGAGCCCCGGCGTTCATGAGGTCGTAGCCTATCGCACACCCGTTGCTGTGCCCGATGTAGAGGTCGCCGGGCTCGACGTAGGGCGTGAGGGTGCGAACGATGAGGGGGTTTGCGATGCGGGTCTCGACGGCCGTTATAAGCCCGTAGTCGGGCACGCGAACGTCGAAACCGGCTTGCCGAAAGTAGGGTACTAGCTTCAGCAAGCCGGCCGTGCCTACGGGGTCCAAAATGCCATGGACAAAATGAACCCTCATAGGTCCGTATTTCCGCATTGACTCACTAGGTTATCGTAATGACGAAGGTACCCGGCACGGCCGCCGGGAACTGTTTGCAGACCTCGTTGCTCGGTGCGCCCTCGCCGCTCGCGTCAACAGCGGTGAGGTACCAATACACCGTCTCGCCGCTAGTAAGCCCGGTCGTGACCGTGACCGGCGAGTTAGGACCGACGCCCGAGGCAACCTTGACCTCGGCGCCGCTCGCGGTGCCTTGGTAAATGTTGTATGTCACGGCCGTAGTCAACGCGGTGCCGTCCGATTGCAGCGTAGGCGCTACAAACGAAATGCTCGCGACCGGTGCGACCTTGTTGGACCCCACGACACACGTCGGCGGGGCCGCTACTGCAACACTGGCAAGAAGGGCGACCAGTAAGCCCGAGAGGATACGCTTCATGTTGGCTTAGCCCCCGGTGTCGATAACGGCTTGCGTGCAGAACAGCGTAATGTCTGCCTGCAAGTTCCCAACCGTTGCGTTGTTGCCGTACTTGGCGATCACATAGGCGTCGAACGCCAGTTCGAGACCTTGGAAGGCTTCAACATCGCCCGACGGAATACCGAGCTTCAGTAGCTCACCGTTGAGCGCCGAGGATAGCGTCGCAACAGTCACCGTCGAGTTTGACACGTCGGCGATGACAGCCTTTGCAACACGGTTAATCTGAGCCGCCGTGATGCCCTTCGACTCGGCAGTCGTGACGGCGACCTTGACGCCAGCAATCGTAACGGCCTCACCCGTCGGCGAACCGAGGAACGATTGCACCGAGGCGCAGCCGTGCAGGGTCAGAAACAAAGGCAGCATGAGAACGGCGAGCAGCACCGGGGCGACCTTGGCGGCGTTGGTCACGGCGGCGGTAGCGGCGTCGGCAACAGCGGCTACAATCGAACCGGCGTTAGCCTGCACAGCCTGCCCGTGGGAAAACGCGGTAGCGACGAACGTTGCAACGGCCGTAACGAAAGCGTACTTGGGCGGGAAGGTGCCCGGCGCGAGGGTCGATACGATGGTCGCCCCCGAAATGATGTACCCCGAGAGGTGCGAGAGGTACGAGGTAAACGCGGACTTCAAAGCATTCATAGTGCGAACTCCATTGTGCGATTAGGACGAAACGGCGAGAGTATATACCCGAAAAAGGCGGCGTAGCCAACCTAGCTCGAACTGCCCCTCTTTGGCGTACAGCGAGGCGTACTTCACACCCACGTGCGCCGCGTATTCCTCGGCGAGCGTTTGCTCGGGCATGTACGGCGAGCGCCAAGCCTTGACCGCTTCGAGGGTGTGCGGTCCCATGCGGAAATCGACGGGCACGCCGACACACTCTTGCAACAGCGCAACCGCCGTGGGTTCGCCTTGGTTGACGGCTGAGTTCAACACCAGCGGCGCGAGCGCGCCCGGCAAGTCATCGCCGTGTATCTGTTCCCAATCGACGGCCTCGTAAATCAACACGGCTTGCTCGGGCGTGAGGTCTTTAACGTCGGTCGGCCACGTGTCGAAGTCGGGGTGCCCCGTGCCTCGAAACGTGGTCAAGGTTGCTTGCGTGATACCGTACTTCGTGCGCCCGCCGGGGTCGCCCTTGACGTTGGCGTATCCACCCTCTAGCTGGATCATGAGCGCAATGGATTCGACGCGGTTCATTCTAGGAACTTCCTCAGTACATGAGCGAGGCCGCCGCCGCCAACACTCCCGCCGGCCAACAGAATAACCCAATGTTTGAATGTGATACGCATACGGTCGGTGCGAGCGAGCAACGTGTCGAGCTTGTCGTTCATATCGGCCGTCGTGGCTTTCAACTCGGCAACGTCAGACTGCGTTGCTTTCTGTGCCGCTTCTAGCTGTCCTATTACGCGGCTTGTCTCATCTAACCCCATTGTACCCTCGGAGTTCATAGTCCCGCACAGTTAATCATAAAGCCGGTAGGGTCAACCTGAGACCCTGTAGTCACGGCCGCCGTTTCGAACTGCCCAACCGTACTAGAGCTTGGATCATTGAAAAAGGTAACAAACGCGCCGCCGTAAGCCGTAATCGCGCAATTCGGCCGTGCGGTAAAACCCGCCGCCGTATAGTTAATCTGATAGTTGCCCGTGCCGCTTCGGGTCACACTGTTGCAACCCCGGCCATTGACCAACGTCGGAGTAGTGCCGCTTACGGCCACGTAGCACACCGCAAAGTTTAGAGTTGCACCAACACCAACAGCCGAGCCGTTGACGAACAACGATTGTACGTTGAGCGAACCTAGCCCCTTATCGCCGCCCGTAGGCGCGCCCAACGTCATTCCGCCGTCGCCAAATACGGCCATGTATTGCACCGTCGCCGAGGCATTGCGGACGAGAAGGGGGAAATCTGTCGAGTTAGTTCCCGCGTTTATAACTACACCATCGGAATTTCCCGCTACACCTTGCGCGTTGAAAACTCCAGCAAAACCCCCTCCAGTATTCCCCGTAAAGGTTGCGGTACTGCTACCCGCCGTGGGGGGTCCTACGGTAAGTGCTCCGGCGGCATTGCTTGTTATAGTCTGCACGGAGCCGTTATTACCAAGGACAAAACTACCGTCACCGTTTATCTTAAAATACACAGATGTTCCGGCATGATTAAATACGCGCAAACTAGCGTCTGATGAGTTAGTTCCCGCAAGTATTCCGGGGCCAAAGGACTGCCCCGTAGTGGCGCTACCAACGAAGTCCACCGTGTCGGTATTTGCAACACCGTTAACCGTTAGCCCCACCCCCGTGGCTGGAGTCACCACTACGGCACCTGCTGCGCTGCCGGTCATAGTGGCCGCCGAGCCATTGAACCCCATGGTGAAATGCCCGTCACCAAACACGGCGGCCAATGTGGCGGAACTTGCGCCGTTGGCTATACCTAACGGCACGTCGGCGGATGTTGAACCGGCCGCAATACGCAAGCCGTTACCGGTAGTAGACCCAAGAAGTGACGCGGTGTACTGCCCTGAAAGGCCATTCGCTACTAGATCAACACCACTACTTGGCGCCGCAATCGTAACGCCACCAGATGGAGCTATGGAAAGATCGCACGCCGTCAGGGAAGTATTAGGGCATATGCCAAAAACCCCCGTGCCCGTTGTCGCGCCCAATGACCAGTTAGCGGCCCCCGCCGCCGTAAAAAACATATAGGCGCTGTTTCCCGTTGAGGCAAACAGTTTCATTTCAGCCGGGCCGGTTGCGGGCTGTATCACTACTTGCGGAACAGACGTACCGGCAAAAGTCCAAACCCCGGTAAGCGTGGGAGACAGCCCGTTGATGTCGGCCGCCGCTATGGCGCTACACGTGCCGTCCCCACGTACGACGGTCGTACTAGAACCCGTCAACGTCAGTCCTAGCGACCCCGCCGAAGTAATAGGCGATCCAGTAACACCAAAGCACGTGGGCGCGGTCAGACCTACGCTAGAGACTGCGCCGCCGCCCACGCCTACCGCCGAGCCGTTGACGTACAGCCCGGTTGCGTTGATGGTGCCCGCGCCCTTGGTGCCGCCCGTGGCGCCGTTCAACACCAAGCCGGGGGTTAGACTTAAGACAGTTTGAAAATCGGCTATGCCGGCCGCTGTAGTCTGCGGGTTGGTTGTTGACGAGCCCTTGAGTACGCCCGAGACCGGCCCGAACTTCGACAGCAATTGCCCGTGCGCGCCCGTGCTGAGCAACAGCGCCGCGAGTAAACCGAGAATCTTTTTCATGCCTGTACCCAAAGGTTGATGGCTGTAACGTAGCGAATCGTAAAGGTGTCGTTCTGTAGGATCGTAATGCCGCCCGTCGAAAGGCTTATTTGATTGTGCGCCGACGAGGTAGACAGCGGTACCAACGTTATGGTGCCTGTACCCGTGTTGCGGAACGTGATGGTCTGCCCGTCGCGTTGCGCCACGAACCCCGTAAAGCTAGGCGAGCTAGATGTAGTGTTTACATCAATCGTGTAGTCACTGACGCCGGGCAACACAACATCGTTGACGCCGGTAAGGGCCGCCGCCGAGTACAACGGAACTGACGACAGCCAACCCGCGCCGCCCGTGTCGGGGTCGGTCATGTTGGCGTCCGCGACGCTAGTCCATGTTTCCCACGGGATGGCGGCCTTTGAGAGAACCGCGCCCTCGGCGTAGCCGCCCATGAACGCTTGCAGCGTTGCGTCGTAGAACGGAATTTGCCCGGCCGCGAAGTACGCGCACCATGACGACAGATAAAACAAGATGCCGTTCATATCGACGCCGAACGGCGGCACGCCGCCCGAGGCCGGGTCGGTCATGTTGAGCGGCACAAACCCGTCGTCGAGCGACGCGGCCCCGGTCAATATGGAAATTTGCGAGGGCTGCGGAAACGGGAATGTCTTGCCGCCCGCGACCGGTGCCTCGGGCGTACACACTACTGCGTTCTTGGCGAACGGCTCGACTAACCGGGGCGGTTGCGCTTGTCCTGTCATGTTAGGTTCCTTTAGCCTGCCAATTCAACGTGACGCTACGCCCGAGGTTAGGGCTAGCCGTGTCGTCGCTGAACGTAAAGGACGCCGTACCTTTGCCCAACAGCCACGTGTCCCAACCAACATTGGGTGTAGTCTGCGGAGTGAACGCAACACTCTGGCAAGCATTCGGGAACGCAGTCCCGAAGTTGACTGTGTGCGTGACTGTTCCCGCCGTGACGTATACGAACGACCCCCATTGGTCTATGGAGCCGTCGGGATTCTTACGGTACCAAGGTCCCCCGCCAGTCAACAGCGAGCCGGGGTTCACAAACTGAGTCGTGGCTAGCTGCCCCGTGGTACTCCCAATCGCGGCCGTCGGCGCTATGGGCGTGCCGGTAAACGAAGGACTGGAGAACAACGCCGACGCCCATTGCGATATGACGCTAAACGGAACCTGCCCGTTAGTGACTTGGCCGCCCATGCCTTGCAACAGTAACTGCGCCTCGAAGTTCGTCAACCCGATCTTGCGCAAGAACCCGTCGGCCGCCGAGTTCTGCACGAACACGGAACCGATTGTTGGATTCTCTAGCCCGCTGTTCTGATTGAAGTACGTCGCCAACACGTAGCCCGCGTTGGTGCGTTGAACGATGGTAAGCGGCGTGGGGTTCTGGTCGATAGGCAGGTTGACCGGCGCGACCGTCGGGTAAATGTTGCCGTCTGCAACGCTATAAACCCCCGTGGGTGCCGAGAACCCGCCTTGCGATACAACAACACCCGTCGAGCCGCCGGCCGCAGTCTTGACCGTAGTCGAGAACGCGCCCGAGGTCGCGTTGACAATCAACCATTCCTTGTCGTACTGAGGAAGGTTGACCGTTAGGTTACCTGTCAACACACCTTGCAGAATAACAACGCCGTACTTCGCTTGCGCCGGGGTGAGCGTGACCGTACCGCCCGTCAAACCTGTAACAACTGAGTTACCGTAAGCCGATATGGGTGCCCAACCCGCGCCGCCCGCGTCGGGGTCGTTGGTGTTGGCGTTCGTAGTGCACAGCCAAAGGCCGGTGCCGTCGGTCATGCCGAGAATGGTGCCGGCGAGGTACCCGCCTATTTCCGTGGCAAGCTCGCTGTTGTATTGGTATGCCTGCCCGCATTCGACGTACAACGTGTGCGACGAAATGAGGAACAAGAACCCGTTCATGTCTTGACCGAGCGGGGGCTTACCGCCCGAAAGCTCGTTCTGCATTGTGACTGCGGGAAACCCGCCCTCGACCGACGCGGCGTTCGAGCCGGTCGAGGTCTCGGGCATGGGGTTCGTCTTGTCGCCGGGCGAGCCGCCGTCGGCCGCAGCCGAGGCTATAGCCGAGAGAAGTACCGGGGGTGTAGGTGCGCCCATAGTGCCTTACCCCGTCGTTGGGGGCGTGTAGAACGTGCCAAAGTCGAACGGTTTCACTATCGCGCCTTGTTCCCTGAATCCGAACGAGCCCGTCGGGATGACTATAATAGAAACCTTGACACCGGCCGGGTGTGGGAGTACGCCACTAAATGCAAGAATAGCATACTCGATTGTACTTAATGGGAACTCGAAGACGTACGTCATTTGCATGCCGCCGACCGAGGTATTCGACTTGCCTTGGTCAATGGTGTACGCGCGCCCGCGACCCGGAAACAGATTGCGGATAAGCTGATTCATTGCCGGCGCGGTCGTCGCTACGATGTTCGCGAGCGCCTTGGTTAGAATCAACGTGCGGAACGAGTTGTCATTCAACGAGAAGCCGCCGGTTATTGCCTGCCCACCAAAGAACGGGCCGCCCGTGCTCGGTGTGTCCGCGCTTCCGAAGTTCTGCCAGTCGAACGGTACGTCGTCATTCTCGAAGCCGAACGAGCCCGAGGTGCCGGGTATCGGTACGATACGATTGACGCCCACGATGCGGCCCCAAATGTCGAGGCCGAACCCTTGCGCCGTGTCAACATTCCACACATAGTTGTAGAAGTTGATTAGGTTAACGCGCGGGTCCATGTACTGATTCATGTTTGCAAGAAGCTGCAACAGCGACGGGCTGTTGGCATACTGACTGCAAAGTGTCTTGTTGGTGTCTAACACGCTACACCAAGTTGACCGTAACCGTTCCGATAACCGGGGCTTGGTCGATGCCTATCTGTTGCGCGGTGCCGCCCGTGCCCGTGATGGCTTCGGGGCCGGCCGTACCCGTGGCTTGCTTGCTCATCTGGTACGTCGTAGGCGAAAGCTGTTGCACGATGGTCGTACCGGCCGGGATATCCGTGCCCGCGACAACCGTACCCGGCGACAACGAGCCCGAGGTCGTTGTGTTCACCGTGAGAGTTTCCGAGCCGGTCACGACCGAGCCCGTTCCCACGAACGCCGAGCCGAGGAAAATCGACAAGACTTGTACGGGCACGCTCGGCCCTTCGCACGTAGCGACGGGACCGTAGTACGACGCGGCAAGTAGCAACGACCCAATGCGCGCCCGCTGGCCGCCGTTGGTGCCGTTGAACTGCGCCGTCACGGCGGCTTGCACGTCTGCAACAATCGTCGCCGGCAACGCCGAGGTGTTGACTATGTTGATTATGAAGTTGTACGCGGTCGCGGTCGGACGGTTGAACGTGATGTTGTAGGACGGCTGCGGGAATGAATACCCGCTCGTGTCCTGAACGACAACAGTCGTGTTGCCGTTCATGTTCGAGCCTTCGTTCTTCTTGGTCCATATGGCGTTGGCAACATCGGCCGCGACGCCGCCTATCACACCAACATAGAACGAGTGACCGACGAGGGTGTAGTTCGTGCTGTTAGGCACGCTCTCGTTAGCGCCGAGCGGCCCGCTTATGGGGTTGTCTGTGACGTTCTCGGTAACGAACGCATCAATCACCCCGGCGACCTCGAACACGGCGCCGTAGATCGCGGGCAACGACCCGTGGGCGTTCGCCGCAACGGAGTTCTGCCGACGAAATTCAAAGTCGGCCGCGCTTTCAACATCCGAGCCCGGCGTGCCGGCGTTCGGGTTGTTAACCGTATCCCAACCCGGAATAGATTGATAGATACGCGTCACCGTGTTGGCCGGGCAAGGAATCGGCCCGAGTAACATGTTCGCGAAAGCTAACAGTATGCTACCGCCCGCCGGGATGGTGCCGGCTTGCGTACACACGTAAATGTTGCCGCTCGTGTCTTGCGCCTGAGCCCCGACGGGGATAGGCGTATTCAACGCGCCTACGCACAGAAGTTGTACCGAGGTCGGCACACCGGGCTTGCGGTTCTGAAAGTAAATGCGCCCTATGGCGTCTTGCATGAACCCTTCGGCGTTGTCAGGGTCTACTTGGTCAACGAATTCCGCGAAGACGCTGTAGTTATCCGACACCATGGCCGCATAAGACGCGGCTTGTTGAACCTGCGGGGGCGCGCCGCCGGGTTGGTCCGTCGTTCCGAAGTTGAGATTGCCGCCGAACGCCGCGTTGACGTCTTCCTGTACCTCGGCCAGCGTTTGAGACTGCGGCGGGATAACAAGCCCGGTCGGCGTGAAAATCGGCGGGGTTACTGCGGTATCGCTCATAGGTTAACGGTCCCGGTGTTGCCGTTCACGTCGGTAAATTGGACTTGACCGTTCACGCGGCGCGTGCTTGCATCGAAAGACTGTACCACGGCGACCGCTTTCACGACACCCGGAACGGTCAAGGCCGCTTGCACTAAATACTCCTGCAAGAGCGATAGTGGCGGCGTTTGCCCGAGAACGTTCGAATTATTGTTCGGGCCGCCCGCGCCGCCGTTGAGGTTCAAGTACGGGATACCTTGCGAGTCGTCGTACCAAAGCTCGCCTTTGATGAGCCGGCACGCGCTCGATACATCTTGCGCGAGCGCGTACGGCGGCGCCGCCTTCGCCCAATTGCCCGAAGCATCGACGACGTAATCCCACGTGTCGAGGTCCAACAGAATCGTGTCGAACGGTGCGCTCATACTGGTACCGTTATCGTGCAGGAATTGAATTGCGCCGCCTTCGATTCTATAGCAGCCGTAAGGCTTGCGATAGCGGCCGTGAGCGCAGCCAATTGCGCGGCCAAAGTTACGGCGGGCGCTAGCTGCGGCGTCAGATACGCCGATATCAAAGTGTTGATGTACGTGACGATAGCCGCCGGGCTCGCCGCTGGCGCCGTCAATAAAGCCAACATGGGTGTTATAGTTGCAAGCTGCGCCGTCGCGGAAGCTTGAGCGGCTAACACCGACTCCATAGCGGCGTCAGTTACGGCTTGCAACTCCGCGCAAGACCCCGCCAAGTTGACTTGCGCCGTAAGGGCCGTGAAATAATCAGCGTTGATAGGAGAGGTCATGCAATACTCACGATGATACCGTTTTGCACCGTAACTGTTTGTCCGGTAGGAGTTGTAAAGACTCCCGTGGCTCCCGTACCAACACTTAGGTTTTCGGTAGTCGATACGACGGGGGAACCTAACTCTATGCCGGCGGCAAACCTCATGTACTGAATTGCAGTTTTTCCGAGAGGTACGCCCCCCATATAAACGCCGTCGGCCCAATCAAACTTGCGGAACGAGCCGGGGTTCGCCGGCCCCGCGTTGGCTATAACGCCTGTTAGATCGCGCGAACAGAACACCATAAGCCCAAGGTCGTCTTTCTTGGGGTCCATGATGATTGCATTGTCGCCGCCCGTCATGCGCGAGTAGAGGCAATTGAAAATCTGACCGTGCGGCACGGCTTGCCGGTTGCCCGTCATTTGATTGACGCACGGTTGCACCGTGACGCGACCGACGGGCGACAAGCCGCCGTCGTTGGTGCACGATATAACCTTGACAATGGTCGCCGTTTGCACGTTCTGCATAAGCAACCAAAACACAAACGCCAACGTGTTGTAATCGTCGGTCGTCGTCGAGGTGTCTTGTTGGCCGAATACTTGGGTCATGATATCGGCGGCAAGCTGTTAGGCGGGTACAAGAGCATGCTAGAGAACCAAGGGCCGTTAGGTGTCAACGAGCTAAGCTCGTGGGATATCGTACCGATGACCCATTTACCGTTGGCTAGCGGAACGTCCGAACCTTGCACAGTGATCGGGCCGCCGAAGCGAAAGGCCGAGTTGTAAAGCGCCTTGGTGTAGACGTACCCGCGTTGAAAGTCGAGCTTGGGGTATCCCACGAGGCCAGATTGCGGCGAGAGCGTGAACGACTGTTGTTGCCGGGGCGCACCCTTGGGGCATATCGCAATGACGTTGCCCTCGGTGTACACATCGATTCCGGCTTGCGAGGCAACCGCGCGTAGCTGGTCAACGAGCGTGCCGCCGAAATACGGGTTGCTCAAGTTGACGTTCACGCCGTTGTTTTCCAACACGTACCCGAGCTTCGAGGCAATCGTGCCCACGATGTTGGCGACGCTGGTCGCGCCCGTGTAGCTCGTAGCCGTGGCCGGATTCAACGAATCGAAGCCGAGCACGCGCGCCTGTACCTTCAACGGCGCTTGCGGTATGCCGTCGTAGTCGGGGCCGCTCGTGATAATCTGACCCGAGAACACTGTCGAGAAGCCTTGACCGCTATCGGCTTCGACTAACACGGTGTTGCGTTGCATGCTCAACGGCTGAAACTGTGTTGCCGTAAGCGCGTTCATGTCGTCTTGCTTCAACCCGAATATGGTCAAGTCCGACTCGGGGAACGCCGGCAACCCCGAGCCCTTGATAGTCGCCGAAGCACGAAGCCCGTTGACTTTCAGGGTGTTCGAGTTAGTACCCGCAAACTTGGCGTTGCTCGCGAGTATGAATGTAAAGCGTAGGTCTTTCTTGGTGAACGTCGTCATGGGAGGTCCGACGCTTCGAGGTACAGCAACAGCCAACGCGCGCCCAAGCCCTCGAACTGCGGGTCGTCTACGCCTTGCGTGTCTACGAACATGAAGTCGCCGACGAATCCAAGGTACTGACGATTAATCAACAGCCGCTTGCGGTTCAAACAATTCTGAGTGTTGGTGACTTGCACGCCGTTATAGGCGAAGTCAATCGCAATGTACTCTTTGGGCTCGCTAAGCGTTGGGTCCGTGTAGTCGTAGCCGTCGTTAGTGTACACCGACATTTGGCAGTTCTGCCCGCCCGCAACGAACTGTAGCGTCTGAGAAGCGACCGCGCTTAGGGGCACTATCATCATAGTGGGGCGCTCGCAATGGCCTTGGTCGCAACAGTCTTTACGCTGTTAGGTACAACCGAGTTAGGTTGCACGTTGCCTTGGTTCACGGCCGGAAGTGCCGGCGGGTTCACCGCGTTCGCCGTGCTCGCCGCAGTCGTGGAATACTGCGCGTTCTGCTCGATGATAGAGCGAAAGAACACATCAATTTCGACAAAGTACGCACCCTCGGCGCTACGCCGCAAAAGCTCGACGCGGATAACGTTCTGACTAAAGTACGTCTTCTCGGGCGTCAGAATGTTGTATGTAAGGGTGTCTCCCGCAATCTGGTCAATGGACTTCAGGAACGCCGTACGAGCCGACAGCGAGCCGCCTTTCGTCATGCGTACCGAAGACTCGGGCGGCACGATGACCTTGTTGAAGGTGTCGAACGCGCCGCGTTGAACGGGATAGTCCGACTCGCGCCACTCCGCCCGGTTGTCGAAGGCATACACATTGTCGGGGTCGATGACCTTGTTACCGTTGGTATCGTAGATTCCCCACGACGGGGCAACCTGAGCCGACGCCCAAAGCCCGTGTTGCGCTTGCGCGCCCAAGGTTACTTGGTTCGCCGGTTGGAACAACAGCGAACGGACAATTTGCGGCACGCCCAACAGGAACGGAATGTTGGGAAACGGCGGCTTGGGAATAAAGACAGACGGCATTAGCTCATCCCCGAATCAGCTTGCGCGACGATGCCCTTGCGCTTCAACGCACCGGGTAGCTCGGCCGCTATGTCGTTAGCGTCGCGAGCGTTCGGCGCGTGCACGTGGACTTCGCCTATGTCAATCGTAGTCGTCGAGGTGTTGCCCCCGGCCCCGCCAGTCTGCCCCGGTACGGCTTGGCTGTTGGCAAACTGTGCCGCCGAAAGCGCGTTAGGATTCTGAACAACGCCGGCAATCTGTGCCGATGAGACCTTGTTCACCCCCTCTTGGTTAAAGATACCTTGCAGCAACCGTTGACGGTCGGCGGTTGTCAGTTCCTCATTCAACCCCTTACCAATGAACTTAGACAAGGCCGCTTTGTACGCGGGCGTGTTGTTCTCGTTCGGGGGTGCCCATTTGGAAATGATCTTGTCAATGGTGTTGATACCGCGCTTTGCGAACAAGTCGAGTTGTCGGTTCGACGCCTGTATACCATCGGCGAGAGTCTTGAACGAGGCAAACCCACCCTCGTTGGTCGCGCCAGACTGCCCCGCGAACCGCAAGTCGCCGGGGTTGTTGCGCGCGGCCTTACGTTGCGCAGCCGTCAAGGCGGCGGCCGGCGCGGGCGCGGCTGTCTTCGCCTCGGGCGCGTACTGGTCGGCGAACCGGTCGGCTTGCGCAACGAACTCTTTGCCAAAGCCTTTCAGCTTTTCCAACAGCCCTACAAGGAACTTGCCGGCCTTGGAGTTCACCAACAAGTCGAATAGTTGCGACAGCCCCGACCATGCGACCCTTACGAGGTCAACCAACACTCGCACGGCACCGGCCAAGACCGTAAACACACCCTGCAAGAATCCGGTGTTCTTGACTCCCGTAAATATGCGCTGTACCCAACCGAACAAGTCTTTGATGGCCGGGGTAATGTCACCCAACAGTGTGAGCCCGAAGCCCTTCACAGTCTGGCCGATACCGCGCCATTCCTCTTGCAACTCGGCGGCTTTCTGCGTTGACTCGTCCGTAACCGTGTTGTTCTGTTCGGCAAGCCGCAACAGCCGCTCGCGCTCGTCGCCCTCGGCGCGGATGAGGTTGAATGTTGACTCGGAAAGCCCGGCTTGGCGCGCGAGGTTGAACGCGTCGGCGCGGTTGTACTGTCGTAGCTTGTCGCCGAGGTCTTTGTAGAGGTCGGTTAGCTTACGGGTCTTGCCTTGGGCGTCGTAGATCGACACACCCATGCGTTGGAACAATAGCAACAGCGGCGACACATCGCCCGTAGCCTTCAACGCCGTGATGGAATTCGACAGCCCTTGCAAGTCGGCTTGAGCATCTTTCGCCGAGCCGCCCGCGAGTTCTACCGCTGAGTCCCACGTGTTGACCTCGTGCGCAGACTCGCCGAGGTTCTTGGAAAAGCGGCCAAGGTCGGCCGTCGCGACGTTGATGCCCGCAAAGAAGTTGATTGCACCCTTGATGCCCTCGAAGCCTATGAACAGCAACGCGGCTTGCCGGCCAACCTCGGCGAGCGCCGAGCTAACCTCGTCGCCGCCTTTCTTTACTGAATCTTTGAGCTTCGCTTGCTCGCGCGCGGCCTCACGTGCCGCACGCTTGTACGGGCCGCCGTCGAGGCCGAGGGTAACAACTAGGGCGTCAATTATCGTGGCGGGCATTACGGCTTAGTCGTTTTGGCTCGGTTGTAGTTCTCGACGCTGAAGACTTCTAACAGGTTGTAGGCATCCTCTACGCCGAGAATAGTTTGCAACTCTACTAGTGTCGCAAGCCGATTCGCGACAAGAGTCCCAACAATGCGTGGGACATTGAGGAAATCCAACCGACCTTGCCGCCCGCCGAATCCGGCAACGCCGAAGTCGGGAGTTCGGCGGGCATAAAAAAACCCGTGTGGAGGTTCAACAACTCCCGGTAAATCTCGACGCGGGTCTTGACCTCTTCAATTTGGGAGTTCACCCCCGGCATAATCTCTTGAGGCATGAGCTTTTCATTCGGCGGCGCGTAGCGCACACACGACGGCCAAAGCTCGTCGAGCAAGGGCTGTACCTGTAGGGAGTCGAGCATGCCGAGGGCTTGGACGCCCACGGCTGCAAGCCCGGCCATGCCCGCGCCTAACGCTTCCTCGGGAATGGCCGCGCCCGTGTTGGTGAGGGCTAAGAGCGCTCGAAGCGCCCAACGCTCGCCTTGGTCGGCGGGCATTTCGGTAAGAATGAACGTCTTACCCTTGTCGCGGCCCTCGCCGGTAATAGTCAACCGTTTTGTTTTTCTCATGGCTCATATGTCAGTGCGTTGTTGTCCGTGAGTTCCCGTGGGAACTAACTTAGATCGGAACCGGCTGAATGTCCTGCCATGCAATCGAATAGGTCTGCGGTTCCGCGACCTTCTTGGCGTCGGGTAGCTTCTTGAAGTTCTTCAGCCAACCAACGTTGAAGTTGAACGCCTTGCCTATGCTCGGCATGGCGATGACCATCGAGGCTTGCAACGCCTCTTTTGCCGCTTCCATCGCCGCACCCCACGTGTCGAACACGAGAATCGAGGGCGAGTCGGGTTGGAACGTGATGGTGAACGGCTTCTCGTTCGGCGTGTAGCCCGCCGAGAGAATACCGTCAACACCCATGCGGGTCTCGGTCATGTCGAACGCGCCTTGCGTAAAGGCGTCGTCGGCCGCGAACCCCGAAAGAATCTGGTCAACGGGGAACACGTCGGGAATCGAAATGATAACGCTTGCGTTCGCGGTTGTAATGGTGCCCATGTGTCAGTGCCCTTATTGAATGTCGATGGTCGCGAGCAACAACGACTGTATCGAGCCGCCGTCGGTGTACCAGAACTTCATAGGCGGCGAGCCTCGCAACCCGCGAACCTGCGCCGACGCCGGTAGAATCTGTAAGTACCAACCAACCGTAGACAGTACGGTGTCAATCTTCCGGCCGGCCGCCGTGTTGACTTGCTGCGCCTGAGACGCCGACAGCGGTATGCCCGGCTGAATCGCGCCGAAGTTGATGTACTTGTTGATTGGGTCGAGCAACGTCGAGCGAATCAGGTTGTACCCGGCCGTGTTGAACGGAATCGACTTGACGTTGGTCTCAAGCTCGGCCAACGCGAGTTGAAAGTCGGAGTTCATCAACACTTGGTTGACATAGGCATCGACCCATTTCCATTGGCCGGGCATGGAGCCGGGCTGTAGGAACTGGAACGCCTGATTCGCGGTAGCGAACGCGCCGTAGAAGTTGTAACCGTTGCCGCCCGAGCCGTACGGGGTGCCGGCGAGGTTCGCGGCAACCTGCGCCGAGGTCACGTCGGGGGTCAACCCGTTCTGCCCCTTGTACGCAAGGGTGAACCGGCCGCCGGTCGCGCTCGTATCGAGCGAGGCAATCGCACCCATGACGAACGCCGCTTTCTGGCCGCTCGTGAGGTCGAAGTTCGGCATGACGCCGTTGTAGCTCGCGGCCGTGACCATCGCGCCGAACGACTCCGACGCCGGGCCGGTCGTCTCGGCCAAGTCCGCGTCCCATTCAACATATAAAAAGCGTTCTTGACCGGCCGGGCTCGCCGTGCTGACCCATTGCGCGAACCCGAGGGCGGTTGGAACGTCGCCCGTGAGGTCGAACACGTGCGAGAAGGTCACCCAATTTTGCGTGGCCTGAGTCACCGCGTTCATGGCGCTCGCGGGCGTGGCGGCTGCGGCGCCTTGAGAGAGCACCGCACCCGTGACTTGGGTCAACAGTAGATCGACCGCGAGCGCGCCCGAGGCGAAGGCAAGCGAGCTTGTAACGCCCGTCGTGGGCGACGTGATGACGAACCCCTCTCGAAGCGCGTCGTAAGTCACCGTCGGGTCGTACGTGACCGTACCGGCCTCGGGTCCAACGGTGCCGGTCGCCGCCGCGCTAATCGTCACGGTGCCCATACCCGTGGTCGGGGTGTAAGTTCCGAACGCCGTGATGGTGGCGCCGACCGGGATATCGGTGCCCACGAGTACGTCGCCGACGTGTAGCTGTCCGGTCGTGGTCGTGTCGATGGTGACCGTTTCCGAGGTCGCCGTCGTGAGGGTGCCAGTCCAGACGTTGCCGACGTTCTGTAGGCCAGTCTGCAACAGCCCGGCCGCGTTGCTAAAGCTCGTGGCGCTCGAAAGGTTGATGTTCGCCGAGGTCAGTGCGCGCCCGTCAACCGTGACCAGTAGCGTGCCCGAGAAGCCTTGCAACTCGGTGAGGGTCGTTGTCGCCAGCGAACCGCCGCGCAGATACGCCGCAACGTCATCCTCGTTATACTGGAAAAAGTACATCGTTCCGGGTAGCGAATCGGCACCGATGAAGCCCCCGAAGTAGATGTTGCCCCAATTGAGGGTTTCCGGGGCGTTGGCTCCAAACCATGCGCTCACGGCGGCGTCGTTCACGAAAGCCTGTGCAACGCCGATTGGGATAGAGGGGTCGGTCGTCAACGCCAAGCCGTTCGGCGATAGCGGATTGCCCCCGGCGCCTAGAACGCTCGGGGTCGATCCGATAAGTTGACTCATTGGGATGGAGGTCATGGGGGGTAAGCCTCGTCAACGGATATTAGAGTGACTTCGAACGTATCGGCGAATTGCATGGGAACGGACGTAACTGGATTATATTGTAAAAACGCCTCGACGGTCCAGCGGGATTCGTACTGCTGTTCGTCATCGTCGAGCGGCGCAAGCATGGGGTCGTTCGCGTACAGCGGGTCGCACACCGGTTCGAGCGCTAGGCACGCGGTCTCGTCCTTCCACAGCCCGGCGAAGACTCGCGACCAATCGCCGGCCCCCGCACCGTAGAAGTCAACCTGCATCTTTTCCTTCCAATGGGTCTCGGAAGAAATGATGCTAGGCGCCGGGTCGGTCGTATCCCACGTGTCAACGTTGTAATTCAGGCGCGTGCCGCCCGTAAGTTGCATCGTCACGAAGCCGGGCGAGGCCGGGGGCATCGCCGAGCGGTTGGGTAGCCCTTGCAACACCAACGACGGGTCGAGCCCGGTCACGGTCACGAGAAACGCCTTGACCGCAACATATAACTGTCGTTCGAGGATGCTAGGTGTTAGACCGCTCACACTTGCGACACCGGGTTGTTGGGGTCAAGCTGCAATGTAACGATCACGCGGCACCATGCGAGGTTGCCGTTGCCCGAGGTCCACGGCTCGTCAACCGCCGTGATAAGCCACGTGCGAACAACACCCGTGGGGTACTGCGGGAACTGCAAGAGGTCTCCGCCTTTCGACTCGACGCGGTTGATGGCATCCGGGTTGCCGTACATGTACACGGCCCGGTGCACCCCTTGCGCCTGGAGGAAGTTGTATTTCTTGAGGTCCGAACCCTTGAGCGCTTGAACCTGTGCTTTGACGGGCACGGCCGCCGCGTACGCCGGAACCGAGGCCCCGGCGTCGTCAACCGTGTTGCCGGTCGATACTAGCCATTGCGCCTTGATATCTGGGTTGACCGAGTTGATTGCCCCGCGCACGAGCCCGTGTAGGTTGCCAATGCTCATTGCCGCACCTCGTAGCCGACGGCGCGTTGCATGATGCCTTGGTCAACGAGGCCCTTGTTGAACCCCTTGATTGCCACCGTCAACGGCGCGTTATCCGCCGGCCAATCGACGATGTACTTGACGAGTTGCCCTTGGATGCCCTCGCCCATACGCTGCAAGGTCAACTTCGTGTTGTAGCCGGCGGCCTTCGCCACGTTGCCTAGCTTCTTACCCCAACCGGGCGATTTCTCGGCGATCATGTTGGAGAAGAACGGGCGAGCTTTCGCGCGAGCCGTACCGAAGTTGTTCCAGTATGCGACCGTCGCTACCGGAAGAGGCGCCGCAAGAGTCTGCTTACGTGGGCCGATGAAAGCCGGCCGAGCCGTAGGTTTGCGAGGTCCCGTAGCCTGCAAGCGCGCAATGCCCGCGCGTAGTCGAGCCGTCTTGTTTGTGAATGGGTACATCGCATTTTCGAGGAACCCTACCCGCACCGTGCCGCCCGTACCTAGCTGCTGTGCGACGTGAAACAAGTATTTTTGCAACTTGTCTCCGCCCTTGACCTCGCTACGTTTGAACGACGTGGCCATTACTTCAACGGCTTCAACGTTAGGGCATGCAAGCATTTCTGTCCATCGACAATAAACACCGAGCCATCTACGACGTAACGAAGCGTGTTATTTTCCCCTACCCACATTACCCACGTGGCCACGGGCACAAGCGTCACGCCGTACTTGCGCGGCTTCTTCGCCTTGCTCAGCCCGTTCAACTCGACGGCTTGGTACTGAGGCGAAAGCTTGCCCGTTTTGGGGTCAACAGTCGGGTGCCCCGAGGTCAACACGAGCCCGTGGGGTAGTGAACAGCCGATGTTGATTACGCCCGCATTCATTACTCGACCTCTACGATACCGTAGCCGAATGGGAAACCGGGGCCGTTCGGGCCAAAGGAAGGCGCCCCAACATACACACCGCCGGCCCGATACGAGGCAGTCTGTTGCCAGAACTTGGCCCCGTACTTCGTTTGGATGAAATACGCTTCGCTTTGGCTAACGTCGTTGTTGTAGGAAGCCGAGACACTAACCGAGCCCTCGGCCGCGTTATCAATCCTTCCGACGATACCTTGTGCCGTTCCAACATCGCCCTCGCCGTCGTTCGTGCCGCGATCTATCAACAGACAATGCGCGGTGAGCGTGTACAGATACAGTAAGCGCTTGTTGGCGTCTTGGACCGCCGAGGCGCAAGAGTTGTCGAGCAACAGCGTTGCATCGTTGAATGAATTCATCATTACGATGTTTGTCAACCCCGTAAACTCGGGGTACAGCGCAACGAACTCTTCGGCGCTGAATTGCACGACCCCCCGAGTTATCGGGGGGCACGGCGTAGGACATGGGACAACAGGCACGGCGTTAGTCCTTTACCGCTTCCTGTTCCTCGAACTGTGCCGGTTCGATGGTGTCTTCGCCGAACTTCATTTTCTTGTCTTTGTCGAGCGGGTTCAACGGCGCGTCACCGCGACCCATTACGTCGAGTGTCTGTGCCTTGGTGTTGCTGTCACCATTGGCGGCGAGGTACACGTGCCCCTTGCGGCACGCCCATTTTTCCTTGTTATTCTTGTACCACTCTTCCCACAGTGCCTTGGGCACGTTGCGGTTGATGAAAGGTTGCGGGTTGCGAATCGCGGGAACCTGAATACCCTGTGCACGCAACGGGCGGCTGTGCTCGTGGGTTCCGCGCAAGGCGAACCGGCGATAGGTCGAGGTCTGTGCGACCATCGTGATAGGGCGCCGGCTCAACGGGTCCTGAATGGTCGTCTGTAAGCCGACCTCCAGAATGAGACCCGCCGGAAGGCGGCAACCAACAGAAACAACTTCTTCTCGTGCATCAGCCATGTTAGGAACCTCCAAATTGTGCAGTAGTGGAAACCATCGCTAGACGACCGGGCGGTGTTGGGCTGCAAACCTTCCAAGGCGTTTCAACCGCCCCGGCGTAAGCTCCCGAGACCGCTAGCCCCGAGCCGTCCGTGAGTGCGTAGACAGTATCCCCGTAATTTGCGCCGCCCGCAAACCGCAACCAAAAGTTGCCGGCGGGCATGACCGTACAAACGATGCCCGCGCGCATCCTCCAGGCTTTGTACACACGGTCGTAGGTCTGCCACGTCCAACGGGCTTGGGGGCCGCCGTAGCTCGCGGGGCCGCCTATAACGGCACCATTGGCACCGTTGACACTCTGAAGGGGGATTACAACACCGAGGCCGTCTTGCGGCGTCGTGGGGGTGTTGAGAACTTGGCCGGTCGTGGGGTTAGCCCAACCGAACCGGCCTTGAAGGACGCCGCCTTGACCCGCTCGCCACGCGCCGGGGCCGGCGGGCAGTGATCGGAAGGGCGCGAGGGTTTCTAGGTTTTGGCCTAGAACCCTCGAAGCGAACGCGCCCTCATACATCGCATGCCTTACGCGCCGAACATTTGCGCAACGAACACGGGGCGGTAGAACACAACGCCCCAGGTGCCTTGCGACTTCTTCTGTTCCCACGACGAGGTTTTGACGACCATCGCATGGGCGCGCATCTTCTCCGTGAAGGCGGCCTCGCACGTACGCTTGCCTTCAACGTTGTCGGCGATAAGCTGTACGAGTTCGGTGCCGCCTTGGCCGCCGCCCCCGTCAACCGCGAACTCGGGAACCGTCACAATCTTGAGGTTCGGGAAGTTCTTCTTGATTTGGTCGAACACGTTCACGTTGTACATGTTCGTGTTGTTGAAGTTGACCACGTTGCCGGGGCTGATGCCCATGGTGTACGCGGTCTCGGCATCGACAAGGCCGTTGCCTTGCAGAATCATTTGCTGTACGAGCCGCTGTACGTCGGCGTAGACAACCGCGCCGTCGGCACCGAACCATGAAGAGGTCGGCGCAATGGGCGCGGGAAGCTGCGGCGCGTTGGTGCCGCCGTAGTTCTGCAACCCGGCGATACCGAACAGGTACGCAAAGTTCTGGTATTTGTTGAGCGCCAGCACCGAGCCCATGTTGACTTGGTTCGCCCAATCGACCTTCGCCTCGGCCGCTCGGGCTAGCTCGCGCTCACCCCAACGGGTGTTGGTCTGGTAGTGGTACGACTGGCGCTGCGGGAAGTTGATGTTGGCATTGCTCATGCCGTCATTGCTGAAGTCTCCGTAGCTGGAAACCTCGCCCGTCCGCTCCGCCATGATAAACATGATGGTGTCGGAGACCCACGTACCCTTTTTGGTCTCACCGTAGAGTTCGGCGGCCTTCGTGGGGCGCACCAGAACTTCGATGATAGAGGGGTCAACGTAGGTCGTGAACAGCGACGGGATACCCGAGTTCGCCGCCGTCACAAGCTGCGGCTGCGCGTCGAGCGCCATACCGCTTGCGCGGTCCATGACGAGCAACGAGCCCTTGAGTTCCTCGCCGAGCCCGCGCATGAAATGAATACCGTAGCGACGGTTCAAGTCGTCGAGCGCGAGCCGCAAATTTGCACGTGTGGTCATGGTGTCTCGGTATGACGTGTCAGAAGTTACGAAACCTTGGCGCTAATTTTGCCGAGTTCGTTGTCGAACGGGCTGTAGCTGCCCGTCAACGTGAACCCGGTAGCCTGTGCGGTGCCCGGTACGGTTACCGTCGTGGACGCGAAGCTTTGCGCGTTGCTCACGACGTACAGGCCCGTGCCGCCCGCCGAGTCTGTGGTCGTGATAGGCACGCCCGCCGCTTCCGCCGTGGAATTGGCCGACATGACATACACGCCCACGCCGCCCGGCGTACCGCTGGTCTGCGACGAAATCGTCGTACCGGCGGGGATACCGGCGCCGACGAGGCTCGCGCCAACGCGCAAGAGGTCGGTGCCCGGCTGTACCGAGGTCACGTTCAACGCGGTGCTCGGCGTGCTCGGCAAGGTGCCGACCGTGGCAACGCCCTTGAACGGCTGTACCTGTGACAGGACGGACGTACCGGCTGTGACGCCCGTGCCGGTTAGCTGGTCTCCTACCGTAAGTGCCCCGTCGGCGACCGCCGTAACGAGCATGCCTACGCTGGTGGCGGTGATCGCCTCGGCGCTACCCACGGTGGCCGTCGCTTCGGCCGACATGGTGTAGGTGCCGACCGCGCCCGCGTCGCCGGTAAGCTGATTCAGGATGGTCGTGCCGCTCGGGATATCCGTGCCGGCGACCGTATCACCAACATTCAACGGGCCTCGGGTCGCCGTAACCACCGTGAGAACCGCCGAGTTGAGAACCAACGTCGCGGTGCCCGTGAAGCCGGTAACCGCCGTGACGGTGCCGAGCGTGGGCGCCGTGGCCCCCGCGAGCGGTGTACCGTCGTTCGGGTCCGCGTACACGTTCTGGCCCACGGTGCCGCCGGCCGGGAAGCGAGCCCAAAAGTCGCCGCCGTTGAAGCCGGTAACCATGAACCCCTCGGGCACGCCGAGCGTGTTGGATTCGAGGAACACAGTGATGAGACCCTGTTGGTTCCGCCCCAGGAATGCAACCTGATAGCCGGCAACAAAGGACTGTGAACACTGGCCTTGCGGACCAACCCAAAAGAACTTGCCAACCTGCAAGCCGCCGGCCGGGGCAACGAGCCCGCCGGGTCCCGCAAGCACGGTCGAGTACGGGTTCGTGCTCGCGAAGTCACCCTCAACACCGGGTGCCTGGAAGTCGTTTACGACGCTTTGGAAATCGCCTTGCATGTGGGTTCCCGTATGTTACTTGAGCCGGCCGTAGCCTGGAATGGCGGCCTCAAGGCCCTTGATACCGGCGGAGTCCATGGCAACTCCCGTCGGCTCGTTGGCCTTGTTGGCGCGATCTTTCGCAAGGGCGACCATGGTGCGCAACGCCGAGGGGTGCACGCCTTTGTGGTCAACACCGAGCTTGTCGAGGGCCGAGCGGTACACGGCCTCGGCGCTATCGAGCGCTACCTTGCCGAGAATGGGCTCGACATCGGTACGGGCCTCGTGGAGCGCGTCACGGGCGGTAATGGCCGCCAACACGCGACGGTCAACCTCGGCCGAATCAACAGCGGTCTTGCCGCCGGCACGGTTGCCGCCGGGAGTCGAGGGGTCGGCGCCCTCGGTGTAGTCTTCGTCGTTGGTGTGCTCGGGGTCGTCGTTGCGATCTTTCGCGCGAGCATCGCGACCCATTTTGCGGTCCATGCGATCCTTGGCGCGTTTGTCGCGAGCACCCTTGCGGTCCTTCGCTTCCTGCTTTTCCTTCTCGGCCTCGTCCATGGCCTTGTCCATGGCATCCTCTTTCGAGTCCATGGCTTCCTCGCGCTCGTCGCACGCGGCCTCGCGTTCGTCCATGGCCTTGTCCTGTGCGCCCGGCTTGTCCTTCTCTTCGAGTTCGCGAGAACCGAGGCCCGAGCCGGCGGCGTCTTTGCCCCCGCGCTTATCGGCCGCGAGAATCGCACGGCGCAACTCTTCGGGCTTTTTGTCGGTGGCGAGGAAAGGTGCAGCGACCTTGAGCACGGCGTCAAGCTTCATTGGGCTACTCGCGGTAATTGGTCATAACGTAGGGCATGGGCCTTAGTATCAGCGAAAAGTGCGAGGCGCGTCAACATTTCGTCAAGCCGCCTGTGGTAAGGCGTCGTTGACCATCACATCCGGTCCAGTCCGACCCACGTCCACGATGGCCAAATGGTTCGCGGCTATGCGGGTCATGCGACCGTCGAACGGGTCGCCGTTCAACACGCCCGAGTTCATGACGGGCAAGTAGTGATAGCCCGGCGATAGCTCGGCTTGTTCTTCCGACTCGATAGCCGTGATGCCTTCACCATCCCACACGGTTAGGTCGGCAATCAGGTAAGGCGCGCGCCAACGCACGTTGGATACGCACCCTATAATCTTCGTCTTGTTGGGTTGGTCCGCAGTGACCGCAACGTGCACGATCATGAGCGGGATACGCTCGAACGTGAACGCCGCAGCTTCTAGCGCCGAGGCGTCGCGGTAGAGGTTGTAGACCTTCTCGGGGTCGAGCCCTAACGCCTGATACTCGGGTATCTCTTTGCCCATGTACGGGCAAATGTTGGCCTTGGTAATGCGACAGTCTTTGACGTGCAACCAACCGTTCACGTCTTTGGTGCGCTTCGTCGGCGCCCGGTCCATCGCAATGCGTGGGGACGTTGCCTTGTCCTTCGCTACCGCCGGCTCAAGCTCGGGCGGCTCGTCGTCAGTCTCAACGTCGAGTTCGTCTTCTTCAAGCTCGATATCGAGGTTGGAGTCGCCACGCGCTTTCGAGTAGGCAATCGCTACGGCTTGCTTTTGCGGCTTGCCGGCCTCGATTTCTACCTCGATATTGTGCGACCGGGCGGCTTGCGATTTACCAGAACGTAACGGCATACCCGCGAGTGTGGCACGGGCGCGGCCTTATGGTCAATCGGCGCTAGTTCCCGTGGGAACTATTCATCGTCGTCGAACCCTGGAATGACCGCACGGGAGGTGCACCGGCAATTGATGAGCGTGCCGGGCAAGACCCATTCGCCCTCGTCAGGATCGAACAGCCCTTTGTCGAGGTCGAATACCTTGCCCTCGCGGCCCCATGCAACATGCACGGGCCTCGGTTCCTTGCCACCGCTGGAGTGTTGCCAAATGCCCTTGGTTAAACCTAACTCTTGACGCCGCGAAGACTCAAGGACAGCTTTCGCCTTATTGTTTTGATCACGCGCGATAAGCGCTGCTCGGTCGGCATCAATCCCGTAGGATTTATGAAGCTTGGCTGACAACGTAGCCATGTCTCCGCCGGCCCTAACGCTCGCCCACGTGTCGCGTTGAATCTTCGCATACAGCGACTCTTGCAAGTTACGGATGAGGCCGACGTTTTCCGCGACGACTAGCTTGTAGCTTTCGAGGCTTTGTTTTGTTGGTTTGAATGAGACCGTAAAGCCCGCGTCTTTTAGCGCTGCCTTCAAGGCCGTGTCCGTTGATGAGAACGAACGACCCGCAAACTCTTTGGCCATTTTCGCCGAGAGCTTGTTGAACTTCTTTCCCCATTTGTCCCCCCAAGCCTTTAGGACTCGGTCAACTTTGGTGATCTTAGCCGGCGCGTCCATGGCTAGGCGCGAGCGGATGATAGGCGGCCCGTTGGGTACGCTGTCGTGCCACACGTACGGGTTGCCGTCATCGTCGAACGAGTTATGCGCCCGCTCGGTGCGGGTTTGCCAATCGACCAACGTAACGTAGCGGTCAACGGCAACGATACCCACATCGGCCGGTTCGCTGTACGAGGGCGTGAGCATCAACACGGCGTCGTCGATAGCCTCACGCAACAGCCGTTGCAACGCTACCTCATACCACGAGGTGACGCCCGCGTTAGGGTGAATCGCCCGTACAACCTTGGGAGTCTTCGTGTTGTTGCGAAGCTTAGGCAAGTTGCACGCGTATCGAGGAAGCCATACGAGCGCGTAACTGCGCGTCGGTCTCGCCGTAGTAACGAACAATCGCACGCTCGAACGACTCCGTTACAAGCCGATAACCTTCGTTGGTGTACGGTATCGGGCTAGACTGTTCCAACAGCTTGGCGAACAACGCCGTTATGTCGTTGTAGATTTCCTCGGCCGAGGCGCCATACCAACCGCCGTGTGGGGGTAGGAATATGGTGCGCTTGGGGGCCAACAGTTCCGAGAGC